CTGTTCCCGTTCCTGTTCATCACCATCGCCTGTGGCGCGGTGTCGGGCTTCCACGCGCTGATCTCTTCCGGTACCACGCCGAAGTTGCTCGCCAATGAGGGGCATGCCCGCTACATCGGTTACGGCGGCATGCTGATGGAGTCCTTCGTGGCCATCATGGCCATGGTCGCGGCCTCGGTGATCGATCCGGGCGTGTACTTCGCCATGAACAGCCCGGCGGCCGTGGTGGGCGCCGATGCGGTGGCCGTTGCGCAAACCGTCAGCAGCTGGGGCTTTGCGATCACGCCGGAAGCGTTGCAAGCGGTGGCCCACGACATCGGGGAAACCACCATCCTGGCCCGTGCCGGTGGTGCGCCGACCCTGGCGGTGGGGATCGCGCAGATCCTGCACCAGCTGTTGCCGGGCGAGAACACCATGGCGTTCTGGTACCACTTCGCGATCCTGTTCGAAGCGCTGTTCATCCTGACCGCAGTCGACGCCGGCACCCGTGCCGGGCGCTTCATGCTTCAGGACCTGCTCGGTTCGTTCGTGCCGGCCCTGCGCCGCACCGAATCCTGGACCGCCAACCTGATCGCCACCGCCGGTTGCGTGGCCATGTGGGGTTATCTGCTGTACCAGGGCGTGATCGATCCGCTGGGCGGCATCAACACCTTGTGGCCGCTGTTCGGCATCTCCAACCAGATGCTGGCCGGTATCGCGCTGATGCTCGGCACCGTGGTGCTGATCAAGATGAAGCGCCAGCGTTATGCCTGGGTCACCTTGCTGCCGGCTGTGTGGTTGCTGATCTGCACCACCACCGCCGGCTTCATCAAGCTGTTCGATGCCAACCCGGCGATCGGCTTCCTCGCCCTGGCGAAGAAATACAGCGATGCCCTGGCCAATGGTCAGGTACTGGCCCCGGCCAAGAGCATCGAGCAGATGCAGCACGTGATCTTCAACGCCTACACCAACGCCACGCTGACCGCACTGTTCCTGTTCGTGGTGTTCAGCATCCTGTTCTTCGCGCTCAAGGTCGGTATCGCCGCCTGGGGCAACAAAGAGCGTACGGATAAAGAAGCGCCATTCCAGGCGTTGCCGAATGCATAGGCAAGGAGGGCAGCATGTTCAATGACCTGAGTCGCCTGGGCAAATACCTCGGTCAGGCCGCGCGCCTGATGGTCGGCATGCCCGACTACGACAACTACGTCGAGCACATGCAGACCAAGCACCCGGACAAACCGGTGATGGACTACGAGGCGTTCTTCCGCGAGCGCCAGGAAGCCCGTTACGGCAGTAAAGCCGGACCCAAGTGCTGTTGAGTGAACAATAAAAAACCGGCTGAAAGGCCGGTTTTTTATTGCCTGGAGCAAAGTCTCGAGTGATTGAGGCCGCGCGGCGATCCGAATCGTCGCCGCCCCTGTTGCCCCGGGTCAGTCATGGGGCCTTGTCATTCTTTCGCCCGTGAGGCTGATGATCCGGCTTGGCGATCTTGAGCGCCCGGTCGGCGACCTTGGCGTTATGTACCAGGCGACCGAGCACGGCGACAACGATGATCGCCAGCAATACCCAGATGACAATGGCTTTGAGGTACATGGCGAAACCTCTCGCGGCAAACAATCCTTCCAGTTGCCAACGTTCTTGTAGCAAATGGTGTTAATCCATTGAGGCAGGTGTTGATGATCTTGCATCGCATGACTGATTTGCGCTGTTTATCAGCTATCTCCACCGGATGAAGCGACAGTTTCCCGGACCGGTACTTTAATGGATGGTCTGGAGCGACTGATCGCGGGGCTGTCATAGCCTTAAGGCTATGGATCCCATACCGAAAAGCTATTTCATCAATCGGTGATCCGGATCCACGCTCAAGGGTGGTTAGCTGAAAACAAAATCAAGAGGAGATGCCATGTCAACTGAATCGAAATGCCCGTTCAATCACGCCGCTGGCGGTGGCACGACGAACCGCGACTGGTGGCCGAACCAACTGAATCTGAAGATCCTGAGTCAACACTCGCCCAAGTCTGACCCGTTGGGGGGCGATTTCAACTACGCCGAAGCCTTCAAGAGCCTTGACTTCCAGGCGCTGAAAAAAGACCTGACTGCGCTGATGACCGATTCCCAGGACTGGTGGCCGGCGGACTTCGGTCACTATGGACCTCTCTTTATCCGCATGTCCTGGCACGCCGCAGGCACCTATCGCACCGGTGACGGCCGGGGCGGCGCCGGTTCCGGCCAGCAACGCTTTGCACCGCTCAACAGCTGGCCGGACAACGTCAGCCTCGACAAGGCCCGCCGGCTGCTCTGGCCGATCAAGCAAAAGTACGGCAACAAGATCTCCTGGGCCGACCTGATCGTCCTCACCGGTAACGTCGCCCTGGAATCCATGGGCTTCAAGACGTTTGGTTTTTCCGGTGGACGCGCGGATGTCTGGGAGCCGGACGAAGACGTTTACTGGGGTTCTGAAAGCAAATGGCTGGGTGGTGACACGCGTTACGGAAAAGAAGACAAACCGGCGCAAAAACCCGGCGATGTGCCCTTGGTGGCTGAGCCTGGCAGAAACGAGGACAGCCGTACCGACAATGGCCGCAATCTGGAAAACCCCCTCGCCGCGGTGCAGATGGGCCTGATCTATGTGAACCCGGAAGGCCCGGAAGGCGAACCGGACCCGGTCGCCTCGGCCAAGGACATCCGCGAAACCTTCGGCCGCATGGCGATGAACGATGAGGAAACCGTGGCGTTGATCGCCGGTGGCCACGCCTTCGGCAAGACCCACGGCGCCGGGCCTGCCGACAACGTCGGGGCGGAACCGGAAGCCGCCGGCCTTGAGCTGCAAGGCCTGGGCTGGAAGAGCACATTCGGCACCGGCAAAGGGGCCGATGCCATCACCAGCGGCCTGGAAGTGACCTGGACCACCACGCCCACCAAATGGAGCAACAACTACCTGGAAAACCTGTTCGGTTTCGACTGGGAACTGACCAAGAGCCCGGCCGGCGCCCATCAGTGGAAACCGAAGAACGGTGCCGGTGCCGGGATCATTCCGGATGCCTTTGATCCGTCGAAACGTCGTGATCCGACCATGCTGACCTCGGACCTGGCCCTGCGTTTCGACCCGATCTACGAACCGATTGCCCGGCGCTTCCTGGCCAACCCCGATCAACTGGCCGATGCCTTCGCGCGCGCCTGGTACAAACTCATTCACCGTGACATGGGCCCGCTCTCGCGCTACCTCGGCCCGGAAATGCCGGGCGAGGAACTGCTGTGGCAAGACCCGATCCCTGCCGTCGATCATCCGCTGGTCAACGACAGCGATGTGGCAGGCCTGAAAAGCAAGGTGCTGGCGTCCGGCCTGTCGGTCTCGCAGCTGGTATCGACGGCGTGGGCCGCAGCGTCCAGCTTCCGTGGTTCCGACAAACGCGGCGGTGCCAACGGCGGGCGCCTGCGCCTGGCGCCGCAGAAATCCTGGCCGGCCAACCAGCCGGAGCAACTGGCCAACGTGCTGGCCAAACTTGAAGGCATCCAGAAGGAGTTCAACAGCGCGCAAGCCGGCGGCAAGAAAATCTCCCTGGCCGACCTGATCGTGCTCGCCGGTGGCGCGGGTGTCGAACAGGCGGCAAAAAACGCCGGCCACAGTGTGACGGTGCCGTTCAGCCCGGGTCGCACGGACGCCAGCCAGGAACAGACCGATGTCGAGTCTTTCGGTTTCCTTGAACCGATTGCCGACGGCTTCCGTAACTACCTGAAAACCCAGTACCGCGTGCCCGCCGAATCCTTGCTGATCGACAAGGCACAACTGCTGACGCTCAGCGCACCGGAAATGACGGTACTGCTGGGCGGCCTGCGGGTGTTGAACACCAACGTCGGCCAGAGTAAACACGGTGTGTTCACCCAACGGCCGGAAGCGCTGACCAATGACTTCTTCACCAACCTGCTGGACATGGGCGTGGAGTGGAAGCCGGTGTCGGATGCCCAGCAGGCGTTCGAAGGGCGTGACCGCAAAACCGGTGCGGTGAAGTGGACGGGCACCCGGGTTGACCTGGTCTTCGGTTCGAACGCGCAGCTGCGTGCGCTGGCCGAAGTCTATGCCAGCGCCGATGCGCAGCAGAAGTTCGTCAAGGACTTCGTGGCTGCGTGGACCAAAGTGATGAACCTGGATCGTTTCGACTTAAACCGCACTGTCTAGAGGAGATGTTGTCATAACGCTGGCATTACCGGCAAAAAGTGCCTCGGCTCGCCCTCCGGCTCCGACATCAGCGGAGGGCATCCAGCGACCATAAACCTTGGCGATCATGGTCCAGTCTTTGTGGCCAAGTTGCTTGGCTACCCACATTGGATTCTCGCCGGCAGATAGCATCATCGAGGCATAGGTGTGGCGACTCTGATAGGGTCGCCGCCACCTAACACCTGACTTCTTCATCGCCGGCATCCAGATGACCCGGTAAATGTATCCGGCATGCTTCCAGGGCTCTCCGGTGATTGTATTGAGAAACACCCTGCCGCCAGCCAGGAAGGTCAACTCTTTCTGCTTGAGCAACGCTTCTCGCGCCGGAGCCAGTAACTTCACGGTGCGCCTTCCTGCTAACGTCTTGGTCGACTCTGGCTCTTTCGCAGCCCGCGTCTTGGCCCTGACGATCCTTATCTCCCCCGCGATCCAGTCGATATCCCCCCATTCCAAGGCGATCAGTTCGCTGGGTCGAAGACCTGTCCAGAAAGAGAACTGCAATTGCGGCCACGTATCGCCCCTGGCTGCAGCTAATATCGCCAATTGCTCCTCGCGGTTGAATGGGTCAACGTCATCTTCCTCCTTTAGCTGTTCACGATTCTTGTATGCCCACCCAGAAAGCGGGTTGCTCTCCAAAATTTCATCCTCAACTGCGTCGTTAAGTGCAGAGCGAAAGCAGCTCTGAACATTCATCAGCGTCTTGTTGACCACCTTATAGGTCGACATCTTTTCTCTGATGATCTTTTTTGACAGCTCATTAAGAGGCAGGTCGCCGAACATCGGTTTGAGGGTTGCGCGGATTGTCGTTTCGTAGAACGCGACCGTGCTTGATTTGAGTGTCGGAGTTTTCCGCTCCAGCCATTCTGTCAGGTAATCCCCAATGGTTTGTCTGGCATCGGTGCGCTTGAATGCGTCGGCGCGCTTCGACTTCGGGAACGTTGCGGCATAATCGAAAGTCCCGTTCGCGATCGAATACTCAATCGCAGTCTTGTGCTGCTCGGCCTTTTTCAGGTTAGCGGCGGTGGGCTTGAGCGCGATGCGCTCACGGCACCTGACGCCCTGGTATTGGAAAGTGATTTCGATACTACTTGCAGATGCGGCGCGGACGCCTCCCCCATCTCGACCCATGAGTAATATCCCTCTACGTCTATTAAAATTCTGCCGTCTGGCGCTTTCCGCCAAACAAGATGTTTCGGCCATTTGCCGTCGCGGATTTTGGTTCTGATGGCGTCGGGGGTATAGCCCGACTCCCGAGAGAACTGCTCTACGGTCTTGTATCTGACCATGTGCATGCACCATGCCGCGTATGGCGACAGAAGGTGGTGGATTAGATGGCCATCTCGGCCTGAGTTTCTCGCTGCCAGATCGGCGAACTGTTGTGTGATTCGATGCGTTCGGCGATGACGTTGGCGCGCTGGCCGGCAGTGGGCGGGGCATACATGCCGAAGCGGCTGATGCTGCCGCCGTTGACCGCGGCGTTCGTGGAATCAGCGGATGCGAAGGGGAGGTGCTGGAAGATCGCCGGGTCGAGCATGCGCAGTCCGTGGAGTCGGCATGCCGGGCGGCCCATGTCGTCGCAGATTGCGTCCATTGCTGAACTGATCCGCTTCCACCAGGCCGGAGTGCCCGGACTTGCCCACTGACCAGAACTACCGATTGCCACTGTTGGCCAGTCAGATGCGAGCCGGGCGAGACGCTGTAACGATTCGTGCAAATGCCAAACCGGCACACCGCGCAACTCCGGTGGCCATGCCGACAGAAGCGCGTCGTTCGCCGCTTCATCCCCATCGATGTCGTCGGGGATCAGCGCCCAGTCGAAACCCGGATGCCGGTGCCACTGCTCAACCCAACGGGTGTATCCACCGACGTCCAGGGTGCCGCCTTTCTTCCACACCGAAAACGCACCGTTGTCGAAGACGAACGACTGGCAGACATCGGCGACAATGCCCATATCGTCCTGGCGCGGGAACGGCACAAGCGCGTGCCGGCCGGCAAGGAACCGAGCACCGTCTTGTCGAGTGCCGCCGATTGGCGTGCCGTGATAAGCGATCATCCGCTGAGCCTCACTGTTTCGATTTCTACGCCCTGGTGAGTGGCGATGATGGTCTGCTCACCGCCGAGAGTTTCAGTCAGGCGGTCGGCGATCTGTTCGTGCCAGCCTTTTTTGATCAATGCAGTCGCCGTCTTGATGTGCTCGACGCGAATCATGAGTGGCGAACGAACTTCCAGCCGATAGATGATCAACTCCCCATCTGATGGGCAGACGGCCGCGAAGGTGTGTCGGTAAATATTCATCACCGCGGCCCCTTGTAGCAGTACACGTAGGCGAACCAGGCGAGGGCTGGCGCTGCGAGAATGATCATGCCGCCACCCGCGCAGCCACGATCTCATTAATGAACGACTGCGGAAGCGAGGCGGCGAACTTGCCCTCTGACCACGACAGCGGCTCCGACTGGCGGATCATCTCGTTCAGCAAGTCGAACGCTGCGACGAGCTGCTGATCGCGGATTTCGCCATCCTCCGGCAAGTCATCGCAGAAGACGTCTGACGGGTCGATCTGCCGGGGCATGTTCGGCTCGCAGATACAAAGCTGCAGGTCGGCCAGATCAATGTCGTTGTCGATGAGGTAGTCGCGCAGGCTGTCTTCGTCGAAGAAATATTCACCGCCGTCGAAGATAACCAGCGGCTCTCCGGTCCACTCTTTGACTGGCATTGCCGCAAACTTCTCTTGGCGGCTTTCTTCCTGGCACTGCTTGCACCAACTGCGAACTTCGTGGATCGGGTGATCTGGATTTTTCTCACAGCGTCGATGAGTGGCGCCACAGTAGCGGGCCATGTGCTCATCGTTGCCCCAGAAGCGGCCGTCGGCGCCGACCCAGCCGGTGACGGTTTGAATGCTGGCTGCTTCCGCAGATTCGTACATCACTACTTTTTCTTCAGGCATGACTTCGTCCTTGCCGCTATAGCGGCTGACTTTGAAGGGGGAGGAGGAATGGCTACACTAATCGCCTTACCAGTGGAGGGTATGTGCTGTGAAGCGATTGAACACGGTTCTGATGTTTCTATATTGTTTGTTGCTTTTTTCTGCGGGAATTGTATTCAGCTTTCTATTTACAAAAACGGGAGAGGTTGGATTTGTTGCTTTTTTAGGTGCGGTAGCTAGTTTGGCAACTATTGGGGCAGCTATAACGGCGATTTATGCATTAAATATCTGGTATCCGCAATTTAAACATTCCGAAAAGTTTAAAGCGTTGAAAAAGCTTAGAGAGATATTGGATGCCGGAAACTCTGCTGAAAAATACATTGAATCTGTATATTTTGATTGTATGCGGAAAAATACTAATGAAACAAACTCTGGAACAAAGCTATTGGATGCTAGGCACGAAGCGAAAACAAAGTGGCGTCGCCAATGCCTAAGTGTTGAACGTTGTTGGGATGACCTGGAAACGCTTTTCTCTCAGAGTGATTTGGCGTTTTTTTCTGATGTGCCAAAGGATATTGATAGCGCAGTTGAGAGTCATGTGCAGAATATTGAATATATGACTTCGGATGGGGCGTCTGTAGATTTTATCCAGTTACATCTGCAAATCAGCGATGTATGTCAGAATATTAGATTAAGGACTAAGCATGTCAGTGAAGATTCGAAGGCTTTGATATCAAAGTTAGTGAGTTGAATCATTTCGATGGAGCGGGATGCTTAGCGTTCTCAAGTGACTTCTGCCTGTAGGTCAGCGTGCCGTCGAGGATTGCTTCCTTGATGGTTTGAAACTCCCAGGCGTAGTACTGCGACTCGACGTAGACGCGCATTTCGCCGTAATCGTGCTGCTTACGTCGGATGAACGCTTCGGCGGCATCCCGGGTGAAGTGGCTGTTCACGATTTCCCAGCGTTTTCTCCAGCCGGTGACGGTATGGTCATCGCACTCGGCGAGATAGTCCCATTGATCGTCTTCGTCCAGATCCATAAAGCTGCGTTCCCGATCGGCCATCAATGACAGGTCGATTTCTGCGCGCTCCTCGCCGTCCAGATCTTCCCAATATTCTTTCGGGCTGAACCATGACCTATCCTCAAGGCACACGACTCGCCCTTCGGCGTAGTCGATCTCGAAGCCGTAATCGATTCGTTTGGTCTGCACGGTGAAAATCGCGGCCGCTGTGTGGTGCCACTTAACGCCGGCGCCGTTGCAGTCATAGCGCAGGCGCTCAACGAATTCGGCCCAGGTTGCTGGGTTGAGGTCAGCACCGGTCGCCAGGCTCGGCATCGACTCGGCCGGTTTGTTTTCTGTGGGCATGGGGCGTCCTATGCCGGGTCATACCCGGGCGGTGGAATAGGGGGAGGTTGATCACTTCGAGTGGGGAGTCATCACCATGGGGCAGGTGCTATGCGTCCCGATGATGCCGGTATCAATCGAACCGGAGCTCTACCGCATGAAACGATTTTTTGAAGACCTGATGTTCCAGATGCTGATCGATCAGGCGTTGAAGCAGATCTATCACCAGATCCAATGGTTCAACACGATGCCTTGGCAGGTGTGGTTTGCGTGAGTCAGGCCGCTTCTGCCTGGCGTTCTGCGACACGCCACGGGTCATTGGCCCGAGCCAGTGCAGCCATCGGTGGCGGGCTGACGCTGTTGCCGCACATGTGCACCTGCTGGGTTTTGGTGAATGGCTTGCCGTCGGCTCCGTGGCTGATGATGTAGTCGGCCGGGAATCCCTGGGCCTTGTACAGCTCCGCCGGTTGCAGCATCCGCAGGCAGATGTCGACGATGACGTAGGGCGTGCCCTTGATCGTGACGGTGACCAGGCCCAGGCGATCCTTGGTGGTGATCGTTGGTGCTGGCGCATCGGCGGCGCTCATGTTCTCGGTGCCGTAATAGCTGATCAGGAATGCCGCGACACGTAGCGCTCCAGCTTCAGCCTCTGGTGAAAGCTGGAACTCGACCAGCGAGCTCTTGCCGCCACCTCCGGCGGTGATGGTCGGAGCGGGTTCGTCCATGGCCTGGCCAACGCTGGCACCGAACTGGCGCTCCATGAAAGCGGTGACCAGCCCATGATGGGTGCCGCCGGCACTGATGGTGTGCAGCGGGTCGGCGATATCTCGGGCATCGCAGTTTCCGCGCATGTGCACCAGGTTGGCGGTTACCAGCTGCTGCTGGCTGCCGGTATTGGTCACAGTGGTCATCGGGTCACTGATGTTCTTGGCATCGGTGGTGTTGAAGCCGCCATTCATCTGAGCCATGAACACCGTTGAAATGCCCATCGCGTGTGCGGCCCCGGCCGGGCGCTGGTAGTTGCCGCCGCTGGTGATGGTTGGCAGCGGCTCGTCGAGCGACTTGCCTTCGTCAGCAAATCGGAATTTGACCAGGTGTGCCGCGGCGATCGCAGTGTCTGCCTTCGCCGTGATCGTGTAGAAAGGCTCGCTGCCTGGCCGAGGTTCTGTTTGTCCTGCTCGTCCACCGACACCAACCATCACCGGGCTGATGAGCGTCAGCTCGCCGCGATTGGCGCAGGTTACCGTCGGCAGCGGGGCGTCCGGGTCGTTGATGCGATCGCTACCCTGATGCGTTGCTGGCGCGATGATCGGGCTGGCCATGGCGAACGAGCCGCCGCGTGGCCAAGAGGTCACGGTGCGCAACGGGTCATGTGCTGACTGCACACTTTCGCCGGACCAGTTTGCGATCGGCACAATGAACGGGTCAGCGGCATCGATGACGAACTTCTTCATCCCCTTTGCGATCCGGCGCAGCGTGGCAGGTGCCAGCGGTTTTGGCCGGTCGAAGATGCTTTTTCTCGGGATCGTCCAGTCGATGCACTCGGCGGCAGTGCGCCACTTCTGCTGGCCCTTCTCGGGGTGCTTCGCGTGAGTGGGTGCTGGCCAGACTATCGGCTGACCGTCGCAGCGGGCAATCATGAACAGACGTTCGCGGCTGGTAGGTGCGCCGTAGTCGCAGGCCCTCAGCACTCGCCATTCAACGACGTAGCCCAGGTGCTGCAGCTCGGCAACGAAAACGGCCCAGGTCTGCACGCGGCGTTTCGGGTCAGGCACCAGGAACTGCTGGTGGACCGGTACCACTTCGCCTGGTGCAGCAACACCGCCGCCCAATTTCACGACGCGGCCGGTGGTCTTACAGCGCTTGGCGATGAGCGGCCCCCACTGAAGGGTCTGTTTCACGTTTTCCAGGCTGATGACGCGGGGCTTTTTCTTTCCTGCCCACTTCAGGCCGATCCACGATAGATTTCGAATCTCACGCTTGCGCGGCTGACCACCGGCGGCCTGGCTGTGATGCGTGCAGTCCGGCGACATGTGGAACCAGCCAACGGCCTGTCCGTCACACTCGGTGTCCGGGTCACCATCGAACACGTCGGTCGTGAAATGCACTGCGCCCGGGTGATTCACAGTGTGCATGCTGATCGCGCTGGCGCTGTGGTTCTTGGCGATATTCACCGCGCGACCTAGGCCCATTTCTAGTCCGATACCGGCACCGCCACCTCCGCAGAAGAAATCGACTACGATTTCATCATCCTGAGTGCTTAAGCCAAGTCCATATTGAGTTTTGAAATCGAAGGGGTGTTTCTTCTGTTGTGCGGACATAGACGTATCCTCGCGTTGTATTGCAACGTGATTTTTTGAAAAGGAGATTCGTAAATGGGTGTATTCAGCGATGCACAGGCGCAGCTTTCCGAATTGCTCGGAGTGGCTCAGCCACTGGATAGCGGAAATGGGGTTCGATTCAGGACAGGATCGACAGGGTTCGCCACCCTTTACTCTCGCAACCTCGCTTCAGGAAATTTGGCAGAGATTGCGTTCGAAGTTAAAAATCTAGCCGCAAAAGCTGAGCAGTCAGAAAACTCAATGGCTTCACTTGTTGAAAGGCTGCGTCTTGAAACCGGTCAACCGGTAAACATTGATCCTCAACACAAATGGCCGAGAGTCGGGCTATCGAAGAAGGAGCATGTGGATATCGTGATCTCTGCTATTTCTTCCATCCTCCACAAAGAACGCTAAAGGACCAGACGTTTCGCCGGCTGGCGTAATTCGTTGAAGTGGGGTATTTGTAGGAAAAACCGAAGGCGGCAGGTATGGCGGGTGTTGCGGGTTTAAAGATGGTGGATTGTCATAACAACACAATTGATTTCCAGTCTTCCGGCTTCGAAACCGGAATAGACATGAAGGATAGTCATGGCAATATTTTCGTAGGCGAGACGGTTCTCGATACGCGCCAGAGGTCCAATAAAAAAACAGGAAGAAATAGTCCTTGCCCATGCGGGTCAGGGATTAAATTCAAACGCTGCCACGGCTACGGGGGTAATATGTCTACTGGAATTCGATCCGACAACAGCACATTTACAGTAGGAAAAGCCACCATTGTTGCCGATACCGGAGTCGACTTAAAAAACGGTAGTAATGGGCATATCAATGAACTGAATCACATATCGCCAACAACCCCAAATCTTGCTGAGGTGTTAAAAAACCTACCTGCACAGCCCCCCGTCGAACTTGTGCAAGATGCTATTACCCGTCAAAAATCGACTGGAACAATTGAAGGCTCAGAACTCAGAACTTGGTTTGATAAACAGGGCATAAACCTGGCTTTCTGGTCCCAATTAGCGGTTGCTATTGCTGCAATGGTCTAAATATTGCCATTTTGGGTGACCGGCATGGAGCCGGATCAAGGAGAGCGATGTGGATTCTGCAGTAGCAGGGCTGATAGGTGCGGCGATCGGCGCAGGCGGCTCAGTGGTAACGGTTTGGATTCAAGCGCATTACCAAGCCAAGAGAGAGCGCGCCAAAGCTGTTTTGGACTTCGCTATACGCCATAGAAGTGAGGCTTTTGAGTACGCAGACAAAATTGCCGGACCGGTGGCTGTCACACCATTGGCGGCCCACGTGCATTACCAACAGGGGCTCCTCAATCTGATCGAGACAAACTCTCTCACAGCTGAGTCGCTGGAGAAGCTGCATCTTGAAAATGATGCGATCTCCCAGTCTATTCAGGATGCGAAACAGGCACGGGTAGTGAAAAAAGTCATGGATAAACACAACAACCGTTAATTGGTCCCACTCTCCGTGACCGGATGCGGCAGCGGGCAGTGATTATTCGTCGTTACAGATGCGCAGGGCTTCGCGGTTGTAGGCTAGCTCCAACTTTCGCGACACGTTTTCGGGGATCTCATAAACGTGTCGCGACATGCTGGCGAAGCGGGCGGACTCATCGGCAGACGCTGCAGCAAGATTGATCAGGAGTGTCGACATCGTCTCCTGCCATTCCTCGAAGTCGTGGCGCTCGCCCAGTGCCTGGTAGCCACAACTCAGCAATCTGGCGCCGCCCTCCGTCACCGGATGCGAAAATGGGTTTGAAATTTGGTGATGCGGCAGAGTGATGGCTCTATGATCGCCATCCCCTTATGCATGGAGCGCAACAGATGCGGCTTTTGCTGGTTTCAACGATTGCTTTACTCATCGCCGGCTGCTCCGGCCTGGGAGTCGTGCCCATGGGTCGAGACACCTACATGATCGCGAAGGAGGGGAGCTTCACGACCTTTAGCGGAGGAGCTGTAAAGGCTGAGCTATATCAAGAGGCCAATGCTTTTTGTGAGAGTAAAGACAAGCAGCTGATGCCTGTAAAAGATGCATTCAGGGATTCTGGTTACGGTCGCTATACCAATGCCGAGTTGCAGTTTCGGTGCCTTAATGAAAACGATCCAGAGTTGCGCCGATCGACCATCAATCAAGATGGAGTAGTCCTCCGCGGCCGGATGCAACAAATATAGGCGAGCCATCCGGTTGAAGGGGTAACCCGCTGTATCGAACGGGTTACCTATTTTTCATTTTGGATCGAAGGTGCCGAGTGTCAGCATTGGCGAGATTGTGTTGAAAAAGTCGACCATGGTTTGCGCATCCGAAAAGTACGCGTCCGAGATTGAAATCTTTACTTTTGGCAGAGGCTTCCGGACTCGGATTTCACGTAGCAGCGTGCGAAAAAGGCGTTTTCACGAGTAAATGATCAGGCAGTTTGGGTAGACCGACTTTTTCAACAGAATCGCGATGCGCCGCCGTTCAGTTCTTCAAGGAACTCGACGGTATCTGTTGCAATTGGCATTGCGGTTACCTCGGTTGGGCGCCGCCCTCCGTGGCCGGATGCGACAGTGGGGTAGTTGAAAGTGCGTCACAAAACTGGTTTGGTTCGTTGAAGTGGGGTATTTGTGTTCGGCCCGGCATGGAGCCGGACCAAGGAGGCCTATCAGTGAAAATCAACTCAAGCTGGAGCGGTAACGAAGGGGCCTCTGCTGGGGCTTTGGACACTCTTCGTGCTGCAGCGCCCCGAGAACTACCCTCCGAGTACTACCGGTTGCTGGAATACAGCAATGGTGGGGAGGGCCCGCTTCCCGACCCTCTCTTTAATTTTTGTCTTGATCCAGCTGAAACAGCCTCGGACTTTGAGCAAATAGGCATGTTTGCGAAAACTGCTCCTGGTCTATTTGTTTTTGGAGGCGATGGCGGTGGTCAGCTGTTTGCTTTGAACCTGCGGGTGGCCGCTCCTTGGCCGATAGTTACCTTCGATGGTGTAGACCCAGACGGGAGCATGCAGACGGTGGCAAACAGCTTTGCTGAATTCATGGCGTTGATCGGTTAGGCGCCGCCCTCCGTGACCGGATGCGACAGTGGCAATTTGGGTTGTGGTGGGGTATTACGAGTGACCGGCATGGAGCCGGATCAAGGAGAAGCAGATGGCAGAAGACACGAAGAACTTCGCAGCATGGATGCGGGCAGCCGACATCCAGTCCTCAGTCACGCGTTGTGCGGATGTATTCAACTCCGGAGTTTTCAACGCGGGCAGCAGCGCGGGAGTAATGTTCGAGTCAGCGGTAACGCTTGTGTTGGTCCATCTCAATGACCTGTTGCAGAAAGCCAAACTAGATGGACAAAGAATAAATTTCGATGACGACATGGAAGTCACTGAAAGCATGACCGATGTCACTGATCTCGTTAGAGCGTGTAGAAATGCTGCGTGTCACGTTACGAGTGGGGAACACAAGATTGACGCGGGGAAATTTACTTTCTGCGTAGCTTCAGGGTATGGGCCTCGGGCCTTTGTTATCAATGATCAAGAAATGGGATGCGATTACGCTGATGACATCGCCGTTTATTACGGAAAAAACCGCGTATATCTGAAAAGGCATTTGCTGCGGAGCTTTGAGTTGGTCGCGCAAATTTACCGAAATGAGGGCAGCTGGTAGCAGTGCACTTTCTTCGCCTGCCACGATAGCGGTCGGCATTAACCTCGAGGCGCCACCCTCCATGACTGGATGCGACAGTTGGGGGGGGTATTCGTCGTGACAAATGCGCAGGGCTTCGCGGTTGTAGGCGAGCTCAAGTTTGCGCGACACGTTTTCGCTGATCGTGATTTCGTGTCGCGGCGGGGTCAGCAGAGGCGCGGACTTTTGAGGCCCTAATGCATGAAGATGATGAATCATCAGCGTGATGGCCTCGCCCTGTTCCTCGATGCCGCTCCAGGCCATCAGTTCAGCCAGGGCTTGGCGCGTGCCAGGCAGGCAGTGCAGCCTTAGTTCCTCTTCGCCGCGACTCTTCTTCTTTGCCGCGGCTTTCGCTGACCGTTCCGCGTTGCTCTTGGCCATGGCCTGCCTCTTCAATTCCGTGGGCCGGTAGATCCAGCCATGTCTGTCGTCGGCGCTGGCGCACCTGGTTGTTGATTCGTTTCATGCTGCGACCTTCACCTGATGCCAGGCGCCGGCGGCGTAGAACAGCTTGGCGGCCTGAGCCTCTTCGAGCGAAACCTCTGCAGGGATGGCGACCCATCCGGATGCAACCAGGTGATTCGGGTTGCAGCTGTTTCGCAGCTCCAGGTAGTAATGCTCGATGGCATCCGTTAGGCGCGCCACTTTGTAGGTTCCCTCCGGCGATATCTCCACTGACTTCACGTACTCGACGCCGCGCTCGTCTCGACACATGGCGCTGATGTAGATCGTCCAGCGATAGGCGAAGTCGAAAATCGCGTTGGCGATCGCCAGACTCCGGATCTGTCGGCAGCTCTTCCAGTTCGCCATGATCTGCGCGCCGCTGGGGTCGATGTTCACCACAGCGACGTGATTGGTTCGCAGAAGTGCCCGGCAGCTTCGTTCAGCCCGGGCAAAACCGCTGTTGGGATTGCGCTTGCTCATAGAGAGTCCGCCATTTTGCGAAGAGCCTGGCGCTCGGTCCGACTCGGAGACCCGCCTGCACTTCGGTGCGGTGTGGTCGGCCAATCCAGCCGAAGAGGATTCAATCTACGGCAAGTACACCCCGTGCGGCGAATACGTCGTGAGCGTGGCTGCCGATCGCGCCGAGCATTTCGAGGAAGGGAAGGACTACTACTTCGATATCTCACCAGCTTTTTGAGTCCACTGTAGCCAGGGCAGCCTCACGGAAGGCCTGGACACTGATAAGCCGGCAAGTGCAGTGCTACGGATCAACACCGGCAGCCCGCGCACCCTGACCTCACATGCTTGCAGGGTGGCTCGAGAGTGGATCAGCGAGATCGATGCAATGGGGCGTCGACGCTGGGAAGGTCTTTGGCGGACAGCTCGGAAAGATCACGCACCTTTTCAAGGCCTCAACATTCGTTGGGCTTTTGTATTCCCCTGATTTGTTGTTTAGTAGTTCCTCACCCAATGAGGAGATTTGAGTGTCAAATGCCAACGGCTACACCATCAGCCAGAAAGAAGACGGTAAGTGGTATGTTTACGACCAGAGTGGAAATGAGAAAGGTGGTCCTCACAATTCCTTCGACGAGGCAAATGACGAAGCCCTCAAACTTCCAAAGTGCCCGGAGCTGCCTGTAACCCCTCCGAACCAAGTACCTCCCGAGAAGCCTCAGCAACCGGTCAAGCCAAAAAGGCCGCGGCCAGCCCCGTCTTACGACGGCCCAGGCAGTTAAAGCTAGCAATTAAGCCTCTGCTTACTTAAGCGGAGGCGGAATAAAAAAGCCTCGACTAGCTCGGGGCTTTCTCATTTTCGGCTCCACCACACCCATCGCTCTGAGCTGGGAGTGATGCTGGGGCCGGATATACTTCGCTCCCCGAAAGGGAGGGACATCCGGATGCCAAACATGCCAGACAAACCAGAAACCTGGCTCATCGTGCTTGCATCGCTGAGTCAGCATTCGCCAACTCTTTATGCTGCTGGTCTTTCTGCCCTAATGGCCGGCATCAGGATCATCTACGGCGGGGGGACTCGTCGTCAGGACACTGCTCGAGGCGGCGATCTGCACACTGATCACCATTGGGCTGATCCCGGTCCTCGAATACTTCGGGCTACCTCAGAACCTTGCGACAGCCGCCGGTGTGTTCATTGGCTTCCAGGGAGTAAAGAAGCTGGCCGACATTGCAGATCGGATTGCCGAGATTAGATTCCCCACCCGTGGGGCTGGTCAGTAGTCCGCTGCCGGCCTGCCTCAGGGCTTGGTCGTATCTCTCCTGCACGGGCACGCTCAGGTGCAGACCAACATCATGGTGAAGTGAACTGTTCAATGCTGTGGATTCATCTTTCAGTACCAGCTACTTTGAGATTTCACGCAAGGAGTTCGAACATGGCAGATAAATATGTTGGGAGAATAGTTGGGGTTGGCACGGATAACTTGGACTACGTGATTAACATCTATCAGGACGAGACCATTGAGCGCTCTTCAAGCGGCATGGTTCGACATGAGGGTCTGAAGCATTTCGAAATGCAATCTGGTGGTGACGTGAAAAAGATTTCTGAGACTGAGTACGAGATTGTGGCTACGGGAGTGAGGGTGACCGTGCATGATGCTCAAAGCTAAGAAAGTCGGTCTGTCATGTGAGCACTTAAATGAGAGTGCCGCATGAACGGCGCGGTCGGGTATGACGTGGAGTGGCGCAAGGACAACGGCAACTGGATCAAGCTGCAGCGCACCGGGATGACCAGTGTCGACGTGGTCGGTATCTATGCTGGCGCCTATGTGGCCCGCGTTCGTGCCGTGAGTGCTTTCGACATTTCGTCGATCTGGCGCAACTCAATCCTGACCAACCTCAAGGGCAAAGCGGGTCTGCCGCCGGCGGTGTCCTTTCTGACCGCGACACCGTTGTTATTCGGCATTGGCCTCAAGTGGGGTTTCCCGGCTGGCGGCGTATGGAAGGTGCAGGACTGGCGTTACGGCAAGCAGCTCGCCGAGCAGGCGGGCCTGCATCAGGACGACCTCATTACCATCAGCAACGCGGCCGCGACCCAGATTCGCGCCGATCAGGACAAGCGGCTGGTACTCGAGCAGCGCCTGTCGGCCAGTGAACAAATCCACTACAAGGAACTGAGCGATGCTCAAACGAAACAGGCTCGCCTGCGCGAACGCCTTGCCACTGCTGATCTGCGGTTGTCAGGCCTCCTCGATACCACGGATTCAGCCAGTGGCAGTTCAGTGCCAGCCGCTACCGGCGCCGGCGGCGTGGTTCATGGAGGAACGCGGCCCGACTTGACCCAGCGCATGCTCAACGAGTTATCGGAATCACCGGCACCGGTGACCAAGGACTGA